GTACATTCATAAACTGTAAGTTGTTCCCACGGTTTTCCTTTCCATCCACAAAATTTACATTCAACAATTCTTTTACAATTAATTAACGCATTAAAATCCACAATTTTATTTTAAAGTGCTACTCAATTTCGCTTTGAAAAGTTTAACTGTTGCTTTACCAATTGCTTTTGCAACTTCCTTACTTTCAACAATTTCATCTCTACCTTCACGATATACATCAGCAATCATTGCTTTAATAATATCACCCATTGCTTCCATTCCAACAAATTCCATATTAACATCAGCAGGAAATTTTTGAAGTACATGTTCTAATCTTAGATTGGTTACCCATTCTTCTGCAATTTCTTTAGCATCACTTAAGACCTGTAATTGTTCAGGACTTACTTCTCTTCGGGTTCTGGTTTCATTAAATTCGTCTGGTTTAAATTTACAAATAAGTCTTTCACCATTATTTGTTCTGACTTCAATTAATGGTCGCAAAACAACACCCTCACGTTTCTTTGGTTCAGTAATACCATTACGAACTGCTTGTACACTTGGTGCATCTCTTTCAATATTGAGATTTTCTAAATTCGTTTCAATTTTCTTATAGTACACGAATTCAATATTTAATTGTTTACATACGTCTTCGGCATTTGGTACATTAAGCCAAACATAACCTACTTTAACGTCAAATCCAATGAATTTAGATTCTTTACCATAAGTACCTGACATTCCTTGACATTTACCACCATAGTGTTCACCAAAGATAATAGCGTCTTGGTCAGGAAATATTTCTTCAAACTTTTTAATTAAAAACTCTTCATTAAATAATGTTAGAAATAATGGATGATTTTCTCCTGTAAAGAAATTAACTTTCTTGTCTTCGAATTTCCAACTAACGTGACTCGAAGTCCCGTGTATCTTCTCAAGCGCATAAGCCTCTTTGAAAAGTAAAATGGCTTGGTCTTTATATAGGTTGTTTATATGTAAATACCCCATAACTAATTGATTTTAAATTACTTAGTCCCAAGTTAAATTATTAACATTAAAACTTTTTATTTTATAATTTTTATTTCTCATATATATTTTATTAATCCAAAATAATAATTCATCAGTTGATAATATGTTTTTCATTCTATTAATTCTTTTATGAACCCACTGAAAATTGTCAGTAGCATATCCCTTGGTTGAATCAATCCTATCTGGTGAGGCTGTTTGGATTCTACTTCTATCATTATTCGGATACATCACTAATTCCACCCCACTTATTGCACATTTTTCTTCTTGTTCTATATAAATATTCCATGCTTCTTCGATACTAATATTAAATTCAATGTCTCTACTAAGTGCACTCTTCTTTAATTTATTCCAAAAAGCACCAGAAATTAATTCAAATCCAGTTCTTAAGGATTTCTGTTTATTACAACCACATGATGTGGTTAATCCTGCCTTTATTGCCGATGCATTTAAGTTTTTTTCTCTACCACATTCACATCTACACAACCATACTGCCTTTCCAAACTTATCGTTTTTGATGTATTCTAAAAACGTTAATTTATTTATTTTCACTCCCTTTAAATCCTCAACCATTAATAATTTTTCACGCTTTTCTAATCCAAGTGTGTTTATTCTTCTTTGAATAGTTTGTTTGCAAACATCGAATTCGTTAGCTATTTCTACTAAAGTTAACCTCTCATCATAATAGAGTTTTTTTAATTTATTTTCGTCAATTATTCTCATATTCTTTTTATAATAAATACGTCATCTAATTGAAAAGTTCATCCTAACTGAAAAACATATTTCAAAGAACGTTTTAAAAAAAGGACTCCCTTAACAGAGTGCATGCCTTACTCACAGGAGTCCTCCAAATTTGCAACAGTTTTATCTTCATGAAACTGATAAAATTAGGTTTGCGAAAACTTTCCTTCTTGCTGAACCTTCATTTTTTGTCTGGGCATTCAGACCTCAATTAAGAGGCACGTTATACAGCATTGAACACGTAGCCACCGTGTTAGGTTTCGAGCGTAGAGAGAGATTCGAACTCCCATTAACTAACATACTTGTGCACCTTCCTTTAATTAAACCTTGTCTTCCCGACAGTACCTTGACCATTCAGTCATCTACGCTTATAATTATTTCCAAGAATCTCGATTATGTTCTTGACCAGTTAATTCTGTTTCTAATTTTAATAATTCATCATTAACACCAGTAATAATTTTTCCTTTGATTGATTTAATAATACTTTCAACATCATTACCTGCAAAATATATTTGAGAAACTTTAGCACCCTTAAATATTTCAACGTCTCTAGCAACTGATTTCATCAATGCATTAAGTACGTCATCAGGATTTCCACTTATTTCAATTTCAACAATTAGTTTGTCACCAGTTTTTGTTACAAAATGTTTTGTTGATTCTTTTTCTGCTTCCATATTATTTAATTAAAGTTTATACTACAAATATAATAAAATATTATAATAAATTTGCAATATAATCAATATTTTCTTTCGTTTGTTCCATTTCTTTTTCAATAATTTTCTTCAAACCCATCATTTGCTCAAAATCAGTTTTCTTATCGAAATACATTTCAAGTAGTGCTATAAGATTTTTTGATGGACTTAATTTATTTCTGATATCAGCACCAACTTCACCAAAATCAATAAGGTCGAATTCACCAAACTCCATATTATCGAAATTATCGAAATTACAATCATCAAGAGGAAAAATTTTCTCAATTAACTCCATTTTTGCAGTTATTGGATATAATTTAGGTAAACTACTTGTGAATAATTCATGTTTACCACCAAAATTTCTAATATGTAAAAATTCCTTAGTGTCTTTATATCGAAGTACTTTTACTTTCATCTTATTTTCTTTTTAGTCTAAAAATTTTATTTTCATTTTTGGCTCTTTTTTTCCATGCATCAATAATTTCTAACCCAATGGTTTCTGCCATATATTCAGCGTTAACACAATAAGGTAAATCCTTATGTTTAATTTCTTTGTCATTTACGGTTGCTACACCATACCAAATATTTTGATTTGGTTTTTGTAAACCATCATGCTGTTTCAAAATAACATTAACAACAAGTTCTTTCTTTTCCTTATCAATAATATATTTTTGTCGATATTCACCTTTGATTTTCATGATAAATTATTTTAGTAAATCTAAATTACCTTTCATTACTTTCTCCAGATTCGCTTTCTTACCAGTTCTATGGTCGATGACTTGATTACGAGGATAATTATATGTACGTGTTGTTTTAACGTCTTGAATCTGTTTCTTTCTGGTATCATTAGTCTTTTTGGCTTTTTCTTTAACTTTTTGTTCTTCAATTCTTTTCATCAATCGCTCCATAGCAAGATTTTTATTACGTTCCTTACTTCGAGTATCCTCACACTTTTCCTGCATACCAGTAGGTATGTGTTTTATCACAACACAAGTCTCTACTTTATTCTTGTGTTGCCCTCCGGGCCCTGTTCCACGAGTATATGTTATCTTAAACACTTTTTCCATATTTTAAATCCTTCCCATAAATAATCAGAATATTCATCAATCTCCATTCCGTTTTCTTGCATATGTTTTAATCTTCTTTGATTACATTCAGCAATAAATTTTTTTCGTTCCTGAATATCTTCATCAGGTAAACCTATACATAATAATGGACTAATTTGTATCATAATATTATAATAATGATGCTGCTACATCAATTTCAACACATTCTGCTAATGTATTAGCAACTGATTTATCAGTCCTTGGTTTCTTATATACTGGATGCATTACAGAAAAATTATTGTCTCTGTCGTGTGATATGCCTGAACATTTAATTTCAAGGATAGTACCTAATAATTCTTCTTGATGACTGGTTATATAATCCATTTCATCTTCAGATAAACCAGTTGGTGATGTTTTTAATAAACCATCTTCTGATTCAACATCAACACTTGATATCAGATGTTCGTTCTTAGTACCTGCTTTACCGTAATTAAAACCAGTAATCCTTAAATCCAAATTAATTTCTTTTTTTATTTTTATCTGATAACTTGGTTTAGTGTCTTTCCATACACCATCTTTAGATTTGACCACAGTACCCTCACCATCACGACTTTGAATTTCTTCATAATGTGCCATTACTTCTTTAAGACTTGACACTTCTCTGGTTTCAACAACGCTTAATGTTCTGAATCCATCAACAGTAACATTTAATTCTGCTAATCTTTCATTATATGGTCTAATACATTTTCTTGTATAATATTCGTCAATGGTTAAGATATCCCAAGCAACAACACGAATCAAATCAAGTGCTTCTTGATATGGCATATGTCTTTTTTCTAATTTCTCGATATGTTTTGTTACGTCTTTACCTTCTGCTCTTTTCTTAGCAATATTCTTTAATGACGTAATTATTCCATTACTTTTATATCTTTCAACACCTTCCATTACTAATTCACCATTAATAACACAATCTTTTAATCCTGCTAATTCGGTTAAAAATATTGGATTCTCTAAAGTAATTGGGTCACCTTGTCGTGAATCGTTCTGAACTTCACCACCTTGGATAATACTGTTGATAAACATACCATCCATTTTTTCCTGACTATAACAACTACCTTTATCCAATAATTTCATGACAAGTTTTTTTGAAAATGGTTTACAGCCCATATATCCCGTTTTTTCAATTAAATCTGGAAATATTTTGTTAATTTCTCTTGTACCCATACCAATTTTCAAATCCTTATCAATAATACGCTCAAGAACATATGCGTCATCAGGACTAAGACCTGAAAGATAATTTTTTAGATATGTAATAGCATTATGTCCAGTAACTGTTCTGTCTGATAATAAAGAAAGACCATCTAATACAACATCCAACTCAATTGGGGTTTTTTCATTATAAACATAATCAGGAATTTGTTTAATGTAAAACTTAACTCGCTTTGATTTAGCCAGATATAACACACGTTTTAGTAATTCATTTTCAACATACTTTGAAAGAATATTTTTCTTTTCATTAGTACTTGATTCATTTGCTATTTCGTCAAAAATTTGTTTAATCATAATATCGTTTTTATATTACAAATATATAATTTATTTTCTTTATTTAATAATAATATCATTATTTAATTTAAATCCTGTCTCGGAATATACTGGAAATTTATAATTAATTCCACAATACTTAGCAATTTCATTAAATTTCACTGTTTTATAACCAGTCTTTGTTGTAACAGGAATGTCTTCAGGTACTTGGTCAAGACAAGTAATAACCATTTTCTTTTTTGAGAAAATGTCGGGGTTATAGTACCTGTCACAACTAATTGCATATTTTAACATATCTAAATCCAATACAGATTTTCTGAATTCACCTTGAAATCCCATTACATTGGTTTCATTTGGATTGTCTTTAATGTAACTAGCATCAAGAGTTTCATTAGTCATGTGTCCGTTACCATGTCTTGTTTGATATGCTCTCGTCACATAATATGTTGTAACACTACTAATTGGTAATTTGTATGTGTTGATTAAATCTATCGCATTTTTTGAAACAGTATTACTTCTTGTAACATGTGGAAAGAAACCGTAATCTTTATCGAGCATTATACCTTGACTTCCTTCAAAAATTAATTCATGGTCAAGTAATCCTGTAAAATCATTAACAATTTCATATTTATCAATAAGTTCATCACAAGCATTAAGAAAATCATCATATAATTTTCTTGTTGTCTGATTTTGATAAGGTTGTTCTGGGTTAAAATTGTAACCATAATATTTATTATAAATCAACCTAAGTTTTTCTTTTCTAATTTCAGGATATTGTAGGTCTCTTGCATATAAATGATAATGGTCTTCGTTTCTCTGAATAGTTGTACCGAAACCAACACCAACACTACCATGCTTATTTTTATTATCAAGTCTGTGGTTTTGTAATATATCAAATGGTGTTGTAACCATAGTATTAGCATTAATGATTAGTTTAGGTTCAACACCTAATTCTCTTAATGCCTTACCCTCTTTTTGTATTCCAAATGGACTTAGGGTACAGTGTTCTGACCAATAAGTTGGAACGCCTTGAAGTGTACCTGAACCAAAGTTTGAAAATATATGACGTTTATCACCAATTACAACTGTATGACCAACTTGATGACCACCACTAAATCTTACAACTAAAGGATTTTTTGCTTGTGAACACAAGTAATTGACGAAAGAACCTTTACCCTCGTCCCCGTATAATGTCCCGATTACTAGACTGATTTTCATAGTGTTAAGTTTTAAATTTATATTTCCAAATGAATTTTCCTGATGTTTTTGTTTTTTCATTTAAACAACACCAAATCGCACTATTATTAATTTTTAATGTATTTGCTGCTGTTATAATACCATCCCATTCACGAATAAAATTATTGTTCAAATCATATTGTAAAATTGGTATTAATATTTTATTTCTTTGTTTTTCAATTTCTTCCTTTGTTTTTTTTCTCCCTAATTGCGATTTATTATGTCCACTAATGAATCTTTTTTTTGATGTATTAATACAAACAAATGATTTACCGCAACCACAAACACAAAATCGTTCTTCTCTTGGTTTATATCGTGGACTATTTTCACCAGATTGTGGATTACAGATTGGGCAATTACAATCTTCTTTATGTCCCCTTTCTTCTTCAGTTAAACCAATATGTGCCAACGACATATTTTTTCTTGATTTCTCAGTATGTTTAACACCTAACGGACTTCCCGCAACTTTTGCCAAATTAAATGTTGGTGATAATGTGTCCATCCAGTATTGTTCTTGAATAATTAGATTTTCCTTTTTATCGACAACTTCAACAATTTCAAAAATAAATGCATTTTCCCCATATTTATTCCAAGAATTTTGAATAAATTGATTTTTATGTTTATTTTTTCTCAAAGAACTAACGTGACTCCATTTTCTATTTTTAAAATTTATTGCAGAGCCAATGTAAAAATCATTAGTAATTTTGTTTGTAATTCTATATATTTCCATAATAATTATTTATATATAAATACTACGGAAATTAAAACCTAAAACAATATTAATATTCTTATCATACTTCTTATACGACAATAATAAAAATATGTTACAAAAAAAAGGAACTAATTTTCATCAGTTCCTTTTTTAATATAAAATACTTTATTTTATAATTTAATTACACCGTCATCGTTTTTTGATACAATTGCACCAGTAGCGACAGTTGCTAAAGCAGTTGTTACTAAACCAGCAATCTTTGAATCAAATTTGCTAGTAACATCATTAATATCAACACCATGTTGTACTGCAATTAATGTTGCAATAGTAGCACAAATTGCTGTATAATCATTTACAATAATTAATCTTTCACCAAGCATATCTTTCCAATAACCCAATACAGTTGGGTCATCTCTATAACTTGCTTCATTTACATGTATATGATATACATTATAAAGTCTTTGTGCTTCTTCAAGTAATTGTTTGTCAGTAACGCCTTCAGGTGCTTCACCACCAAAAATTTGTTCAATTACGTCACGACTAAGTGAATCCCAACTCATTTCATCGCCAATGGTAAAAAGGAAACCTTTTTCATTACGTTTTTCAAAACAATCAATACTTGTGTGTCTACCAGCAAAATACCATGCAAGTAAATAACTTTCTCTACTTTGAGCACCACCACCGCCTTGAATAGCAACACTTGTTAACCATTTGTCAAGTTCATCAGTACCACTCTCAAATTGACCGATTTGGATAGGAGCATCACAATAATTCATACAATGATGGTCATTAATAGCACCAAAAAGTATTTGAGGGTGTTCAACACCATTATCAATAATAGTGTTCATAAGAGTAGGTAATTCATTCTTTACGATATCTTCGGGTATTCTACCCATACTACCAGTATCATCAAGAAAAATTGCTACGGCAAGAGATTCTGGATGTGCATCACTATCACGTGATTCTCTCACATCAACATCCTTTGGAAGCATATCTTTTTTTACTGACTTTGAAAAAATATCGTCAGCAGATTTTGTTGCATAACTCTTAGAAGAACTAAGGTCAGTATATGCATCATTTGACCAATTTGAATGCCCCATTATTCAGCAGTTTTTTCAGTTTCCACGTTATCAGCAACTTCTTCTGTTGCTTCTTCAGTATCTTCAACAACTACATCAGTAGTTTCTTCAGTAGATTCAGCAACTACTTCTTTAGTAGTATCGTCCATTTCTTTATGCATTTCTTCGAATGCTTTTGCGTTTTCGTTGTTAAGTCCCATAATTTTACGGATTTTAAATGATTAATATTAATTTAGTTTATTTTACGAAAGAATTTTTTATTTGTTACAAATCTAACGGATAAAATTTTCTTTTAAAATTCTTTTTAATTATTTCTCTATATTTTTCATAGTCATCTAATTCACATTCATGTTTTGTTAATAGAAAATTTAAAATTTCTTGATTAACATCTTTATCTCGTTTTAATTTAGTACCTGCTGCTGACCTATCACCCAACAAATATAGTGCAATTTTCTTAGCAAGTTCCAAATCAATGTCCTGAGTAGCAATCTTTTTTGTAAATAAGGTCGTTGGATACCACATTTTATACTTCGCACTAATGGTTTCTGCTTTATGGTCTAAATGAGTCATATGATAAAATGATGTGATTATAACACCATGAGTTTCAGGTACTACGAAGACAGTTGTTGGATTCATACCCATATGTGAATAACCAATTTTCCTAAACCACATTAATATTTCAAACATTCTACTAAACACCCAATTAACGTGGTGTTGAGGGAGTTTTTCTCCTGTAAGTGGAACTGCTCGGTCTTTGAAATTAATAATTAATTCATTTTTACTCAAGCGCATACTTTCTGGCAAATATCTATGAAAACCTACTGACGCTTTGTCAGTATTTAATTTTAAAAGTTTAAAATTCTCAAATGATTTTCTAATTAATGCACGATTTTTATCAGTAACTTTATATACTATTTTTTTTTCAAAAACTCTAAAATCACCAGTTTCATCAGTAGATTGTCTGCCGTTATTAATTAAATCCTTGTATTCATTTAATTTAGCCATTGCAGTACTGGCATCAGGATGATTACACATATCGGGATGAACCATCCTACTATAATGTTTATACGTGTCTTTCCATTCACCACTAAGTATATCACTTGGTTTCTTAGATTTAAGAATCTTATTAATAATTTCAATATCAGTCATATCGCTTTATTAG